ACCCACAGTTATAATAAGCCTTGTTATGACTATTCCATCTGCATATTCTACTAATTCATCTGTTAAAGAAATAGAAGCTGGGGGAAGAATAGAAAAAGGATTTGGAAGAGTTGTATCTGGTATTGAAGCTACTTCTTGCTGTGTTCCAAATGTATAATAACTATCTTGATGTTCTGATAAAGTTAATTGAACTGTTGAGTCTGCATTTATACTCATTGCCTGTACTCTAAAAGGTTTTGCACTAAAAGCTGGGGTAGCGTGAGTTATATTAACAATATCACCTATTTGTAAATCTGTTGCTGTACCATCTACATTTATTGAAACATCTAAACTTGATCTAGACCTTCGTAAAATAATTTCTGCCATTTCTTGAGCTTGATATGGGCTTGTAAGCATTGAAAAATCAAAACGCCCTTCTAATAAAATATCACCATCTGCTGTTTTCATTGTTGCGTGTTGATCTGCACTAGCTAATCCTGTTTCATCTACTGGTGGAAATTGAACTTCGTCTGATTGATAATTTTTATTTGGATTAATAAAAGAAACTATAACTCTATTGTATCGTGAATTTTTATTTTTAGATGATACTTGTATTCCTCCTATAATATTATCTTCTGTTAAACTTATTGCGGCTGAACCAGTTGTTTCAACTAAAACTTTATATGCTCCAGCAGTATAATTTAAAATACCTCTACAACCTTTTAAAAACTCTTTAACATTATCAATAGCTTTTTTTGATGTATCAATAACAGCATTACTATCCATTAAATCAATCTGACTTGCACCAGAATAAGGCGTTATGTTTACGTCACATACATCACCAGCAGTTTGCCATTCTGCAAAATTAGAATCAAAATAACTATTTGCAATACCCATACCAAATCTTGTATTGCGTAAATAATCTAATAATTGATAAACTGGATTATCAGAATAAGCCCATGTGCTTGATGTATCTGCTCTATGTGAACCACTTCCTCCTGTTAATGTACCATCTAAGTTTGGATTATAAACTTTCTTACCTTTTACAACTGCATTAACTGTTGGTAATGAACCAAAAGCGTCAGCGTTCCATTGAAAGCGTACAGCTAAATATGCTAAACCTCTAAGTTTATGGTTACTTGTCCATGATGTTAATGTGCTTAACAAACTAGAAGCTGATTGTGAATCACTTCCATAATGAGGTTCTACTGTTATTAAACTTTCTGCGGAAGAGTCAGCGTCTGGTGCTTTAAAATAATTACTGTCGGAACTATTAACTGTGATTTGTGTATTGTCTGCAATATCTGCTGACCATGTTACTAAATTATCGTTTACATGAATTTCTGTAATATCATCTATTTCTCCTTCACCTAAAACTAAAGCCATGTATAAATATTGATTATCTGTTCCAGATGTTTCTAAAAAAGCAACATTACCTCCTACTTTTCTTGTTCCATAAATTATAGGTATAGCGGCATTAGCAGATATTTTATTGACTAAAACACCTCTAGCAGTTTGATCTTGGTTTACATCTCCAAAATCTGGAATATCTGGAATTGGTAATATCCATGAAATAACACTTTCAACAATATCAACAATAACATCTATAATATCTCCAATAATAGGAATATCTATATCTGGAACATCACACATTTTATTTCATTCTCCAAATAGCACCCATCTGTTCAAAACCAGCCCTTTTCATTAATGGTTCAGCAATAAGTTTTGTAGAGATAGACATATGTATTGGTTTTTCTTTAGCTTGATTTTTAATTATTTTCATCATTTGATTAAACAATTCAAAAGACCTATGATCTTTTAAAACATACATTGTTTGTACGTTTAATAACTCTTCTTTAGACCATAAATATTCTGTTTGATGTAATACCACTAAACCTATTAGTTTGTTTTTATCTAAATTTTTAGCAAGTAAAATTTTACCATGTTCCATAAAATAAAATATTCTTGTTTTAAGTTTATCTAAATCAACACTTGGATAACCTAATTCTGGAATTTCTTTTTCAAACTCATAAAGAATATCAACTATTTCATTCATATCTTTTTTTTTGCCTTCGTAAAAATGATAACTACTCATGTTCTCCCCCATTTAATATCTCTTACTGTCAATGCTGTAAATTCCATTCCTAGATCACCACTAAAAAATCTTTGCTGTGAATTACTTGAAGTTTGTCTGCCACTTGTTTTTTCAAATTGCCCCCAATGTGAACTAATTGTTAAAACTAAATTTGCTGTTGTCGTTGTATCATTAATTTTAAAATCATCTATTGTTCCATAATATAATAAAAAAGGGTCACTAATTAAAGCGTTACTATCGTTTAAATAACCACGCCATATTTTTACTTCTTTATTAATAATGTTTTCGTTTAGAGCAATAGCAACATAAGTTTGATCTACGCCAGACAATGATAATGCTAAAGTATTTTTTGTAGGTTGATTACTTTCACTTACATTTGTTATTCCTTTTAAATGACCACTTGAAGAATATGTTTGTGAACTTCCAGAAACACTTGAAACTAAATCAAAACTACAATTAGTTAGATAAACTGGAGTAGCAAAAGCTATTTTAACTAATATTACTGGATTAATATTTCCTGTAGCTAATTCATTTTTAACAGCAGTTGATAAACCTCTTGCCATTATAAACTTTCAGTTACATCAAATTCATATTTGAATAATGGTTTGCCTTCATTATTACTTTGATTTGCTTGAAACTCTTGAACATCACTATTCAAATAAACTGTAAAAGGTACACTATCATAAGTTACTGTTTCATCATTTGCTAATGCACTTCTTAAAGGTGGTTCTATTGTAACTGTAGCCGCATTACTTGATGAAGTAACATCAGCCATAATCATATAGACTTTAGAATGACCAGAAAATTTTATAAAATCTCCAGCCTTTAATCTTCCAGCCCCATCAGCGTGAAATCCATCTATATCAATAGTTGTATCTCCAACAGCATGAACTCCATTAACATTAATAGTAGTATTTTCATTTCCCTGTGCGTTTAAATAGCTGGGGAAGGTTATAGTGAAGTTTTCTTTTTGTGAGCGTTGTTTAATAATAAATGCTTGTATTGGTGCAAATGTAGATCGTGGCATTAGTGGATAACTAACTGTAAAAGTCCATCTTTGACCATCTACTTGCCTTCTAAATGTTTTGCCACTATCAGTTGTTGAAACCAATGTTTTTTGTTGGCTTCTAATATTTATAGCATCAAATGATGTATCTGGTAATGCCCCACTCATACTATTGCCATTCTTCCTTTTTCATTAACAGCACTATTAATCATATTTATTATGACTCCTCTACTATTAACTAACAATTCATTGAACCCTCTAGCATCAACAGTATTAATATTGAAGTTTACATTTACTGGTTGACCACTTCCCATTTGATTATTTGGAACTATTTTTCCAGAACCACTAGGTACAAACATCTCTGGACCTTTTTCTCCAACCATATATGCTTGATCTTTATTTACTGAGCCACCTCCAGCCCTTCCTTGATATTGTGTATTGGCAATTTTTGCAATTTGAACAGCACCTAATCCACCTATGAGAGCGGCCATAATAAAATTACCTTGTCCTAATGCTTTTGAAACACCTTTAGCTGTATTCATAATTGCTTCAGCTATATTTAAGGCTTTATTAACTTGAAAAGCCTTTTTATTGTTTTTTGCTAATTGTTCTAATAAATCTCTTCCAGCAGTTTTAGCTAAATCTTTTTTTTGTTCAGTAGATAATTTTTCTAAATCTAATTCTTGGAATTTACCACTTCTTAATATTGCTAATTGCTCATTAAAAGTTCTTTTCATTAAATCTAATTTTTCTTGTGCTTCTTTATTTAATAATTCTTGTCTAGCAGTTTTACCTTGAGTTATAATTTCAAGTTCCATTTCTTGTAATTTTTTTAACTCCTCTAAGTATAATGAATTAGCCATTCTTTCTGACATTTGACCATTGGCAATAGCGGTATCTCTTATTAGTTGTAATTGTAAATGACTTTCTTTTACTAAATCTAATTCGTCTTTCATTCTTTTTTCAATCAACTCCATTTCTGTCATTCCTCGTTGTTTTATTGAATCAAAAATTACTTGATTTTTAGCTAATTTTTCTCTAGCTTTTTGTAAAATGTCATAGGTTTTTATTTCTTCTACAATTATATCTTTTGTATCTTCAATAGATTTATTAAAATTATGTCTTACTCTCATATGGGCTGTTAGTAGTGTATTTTCTTCATCTAAAACTGCATTGTGAGAACTATAAACTTGAATTAATACTTCTAATTCTGCTTTTAGTTTTGCTATTTCTACTGAGTTACTTGTCATTGAAGCAGTTGCTCCATCTAATAAATCTGGAATTTCAATAATTCCATCTTTAAACTTATTAAATTCATCATCAAGACTGCCTATTTCTGGCATATCTATTTCTGGAACCATGTCTTTCATTGATTCCTCAAGTTTTTTATTTGATTCTTCTAATTTTTTAATTTCTTCTGTTATGTTTTTTATTTTGTTTTTAATTTCTGGTTGAGTAAGTTTTTCAAACTCTTCACGAACAGCTACTAAAGGGTCTGGAAGCATCATAGCGGCCGCAGTCATAGTGCCAATAGCAACTGAAACTAATGCAAGACCTCTTGGTCCTGTTAAAGCTGTTATTCCTGTTAAAGTTAAAAAAAATTTTCTGGCGGCAGAAGCTATTTTTAAAAAAGTATGTGCTAATTTAAATGCAATAAAACCACCAACAGCCGCTTTTAATGTTTGAAAGTTATCTGCAACAAATTTTATTGATTCAGATAATGATATAACTGCGTTTGCTAAACCTTTTCCTATTGTTATTGCAAGTTCATTTAATGTTTTTTCATTGTCTGCTAAAAATTTATTTAAATCACCAAATTCAGTTTTTAATTGTGCAAAAAAACCAGCATCTAATAATGTTTTCTTAAAAGTGAATACTTTATCACCAATCATTGATAAAGTTCCTTCTAGCGTTTGTGCTAACGCATCAGTTGTTCCAGCAAATTTACCACCATTTCCAAATACATTTTCAAATGCTTCTTGCGTTTCTTCTATTGATACAGTTGCACCAGCTTTAAAACCAAGCATGGCTCTAACACCTCTATCTCTAAATAAATCTGCCGCTCCAATACCAGCACTAAATGATCTTTGTATTTGCTCTGCTGTTGTTCTAAAATCAAGTCCTGTTGCGGCCGCAACATTACCTGTAATCTCCATTAATTTTGCTAATTCATCAGCATCTTTTGCAACAACAGCTAAATTACCAGAACCAGCTTGTATTTCTTGTAAACTAAAAGGAACTTTACTGGCAAATTTTGCCATTTTATCAAATGCTTTTGCTCCTTCTTCAACACTTCCAAATAAGAATTTTAATCTTACTTGTAACCCTTCTATTTCTTTACCTGTATTAACAAGGTTACGAATTACTAAACCAGCACCTAATCCAGCTAATGCGTTTCTAACATTAAATACAGCTTTTTTTACGCCATCTAAATTACCACGAACTTTATTTAAGGCTTGTTGAGATTTATCTCTAGCTATTATATCTATATTTACTTTTTTTGTAGCCATTAGCGGTTCATTCGTTGTTGTTGTTCGGCTCTATCATGTTGTATTTCAAAATAAGCCAACCACATATTAA